GCGTTGAAATGTACAACGATGGTACTGCTTGTCCTATCCTTGCTGAAGTTCGTCCTTGGTACAAGGATGAAAGTCTAAAAGAATTAGCAAACAAATATTGGAAGAAGCGTTCATATTTGTTCCAAGGTTTTGTTCGTCAAAACCCAATTGGTGATGATAAGCAACCTGCGAATCCTATTCGTAGATTCATCATCAGCCCACAAATCTTCACTATCATCAAGTCTAGCTTGATGGATCCTGAAATGGAAGAATTGCCAACCGACTATATGCGCGGTCTTGATTTCAACATTAAGAAGACCAGCAAAGGTGGTTATGCCGATTACTCTACAAGTAACTGGGCACGTAAAGAATCTGCTTTGACCGAAGCAGAGCAAGCCGCTATTGAAGCACATGGCTTGTATAATCTATCTGACTTCTTGCCTAAGAAGCCAGGCGAAGCAGAACTACGCATTATGAAAGAAATGTTTGAAGCAAGCGTAGACGGTCAACCATATGACTTGGAACGTTGGGGTCAATACTATCGTCCTTATGGTCTTGAGGCACCTGCAGGAGCGACAGCGGAAAACAATCTGCGCCTACTGAAAATAGCGCACCCGCACCCGCACCCGTAGCAGAATCTTCAGTACCGTGGGAAAGTGATGAACCAGCACAAGCAAGCTCACCTATCGAAGTACCAAAATCAGCTCCTAGTAGTGACAAGGCACAAGACATTCTAGCAATGATTCGTGCCCGTCAAGCAAAGACAGCCTAATGGCTGAGGGGACTACGGTCCCCTACTTAAGGAGAAATATATGACATTACCAGACGAAAGATACCGAGCGTTAAAGCAAGGTAAAAAGTTACTTGAAGAACTTTGTGATCCGGGTAAAACTCCTAGGGTACCTAGTATAGTTCGTGACCGAGCAAGAGCCGCATTGAGACATTTTCCGCAAGATGTTGAAATTGAAACAATGGCTCGTCAATGTCCCGAACTACTTGACACTGATACGCCTAGCTATTATTATACAGGTATGAATAAGATTGGAGATAAAATTGGTTAAACCATTTGACGTAAGTAAATTTAGAAAAGATATTACAAAAAGTATTGAAGGACTAAGCATTGGATTTAATGACCCTACAGACTGGGTTAGCACAGGAAATTACGCACTTAATTATCTTATTAGTGGTGATTTTAACAAAGGGGTTCCTCTTGGCAAAGTTACTGTATTCGCTGGAGAAAGCGGATCTGGTAAAAGCTACATTTGCTCTGGGAACTTGGTTAGACACGCACAAGAACAAGGTATTTTCGTGGTTCTCATTGACAGCGAAAATGCTTTGGACGAAACTTGGTTGCATAATCTCGGTGTTGATACATCAGAAGAAAAACTACTAAAACTTAATATGGCTATGATTGATGACGTAGCCAAGACCATCAGTGAATTTATGAAAGGCTATAAAGCCATGAGCACTGATGACAGACCCAAAGTGTTGTTTATTATTGACAGCTTGGGTATGCTATTGACTCCTACCGATGTTAATCAGTTTGAAGCAGGTGATATGAAAGGTGACATGGGTCGCAAGCCTAAAGCACTAACAGCACTTGTTCGTAACTGTGTTAATATGTTTGGTAGTCACAACGTTGGATTAGTCGCAACCAATCACACTTATGCTTCACAAGATATGTTTGATCCTGATGATAAAATCTCAGGTGGACAAGGCTTTGTGTACGCAAGTTCAATTGTTGTTGCCATGAAGAAGTTGAAACTAAAAGAAGATGAAGATGGTAACAAAGTAAGTGAAGTTCGAGGTATTCGTAGTGCTTGTAAGATTATGAAAACTCGTTATGCTAAACCATTTGAAAGTGTTCAAGTTAAAATTCCATATGAAACAGGTATGAATCCTTATTCTGGATTGCTAGATTTGTTTGAAAAATCATTGACCAAAGAAGGTAATCGTTTGAGTTATACAACCGAAGACGGTGAAGTAGTGAAATTCTTCCGTAAAGGTTGGGAATCAAATGAAGATGGTTGCCTAGATAAGGTCATGGCAGAGTATGCAATTAAACAATCTAAGATAAGTACTGTAACACCTGAGGAGGAGGTTACAGAATGAGTTTAGACTTTGTGGCAGAGGTATGGGACGCATTGCGTGAACATATTGATTTCAACGACCGTAAAGATGCGGCTGATACACTTATTAATTTGTTACTTGATAACAATTATGAAACTGACGATATCAAAGATTCGTTTAGAGGTGATAAGGATATCAACTCAGCATTGAAGGATTACATCCAAGAACATGAGGATGAATTCTACGAAGAGGAAGAAGAAGAATCTGACGAAGATTGGGATTAAATGAACTGGTACACTAGGATCACTCAGGACCTATCTGTACTGCCGGATTTCATAGCCCATTATGATGCAGAGTTAAACTCTGCAAAGCAAGACGTTAAAATATATGGCAATGTTGAAAAAAACATTGCTGCCTTGCCCGGTGTAACAGAGAACAGGTTCAACCAATTACAAGAGATAGAAGCAGTATTAAACTATCTCAATATTCAGTTACGGAAAATTCGCCGAAAGCATTTTCAAAAATATTTAGAAGCGTATAATAGAGTATTGACTAGTCGTGATGCTGAAAAATATGTTGATGGTGAACAAGAAGTGATTGACTTTGAGACATTAATAAATGAAGTGGCATTGATGCGTAATCGTTGGCTAGGTATACTGAAGGGCCTCGAAGCTAAACAATGGCAGATGGGACACATTGTAAGATTACGCACAGCAGGAATGGAAGACATAACAATATGACTTTAGGAAAACAAATGAGAATGGCAGCACAACCCGGTATAGCATCAATGCACACAGCTACTACATCACGTTCGACCGCGATTGGTTCAGGATCAAATTCAGCTAATTGGATGGCACAAACCGGGGCAACTATCACTGGCGCAGGACATCCAAATCTATCATCCACATTAACCACAATAAATTTGAGTAACTTAAATTCAATTGGTATATCTGGATTGTCTGTACTTGATACATTGGGTACACATCATGCAGTTAAGAAATACGAAATATATGAATCTCCGGAAGACCTTCTTGCGTTGAGTGTTGCACTTCATCGTCATAACAATACTGTAAAAGATCCTTCTGCAAAATATCATCGTTTGTTGACCACTGGTTTATTTGATAAGGTCCAAGATTCTGACAAAACTACCGCACAAGAAATTAGAGACTACTACAGCAAAAAAATTATGATGTGGAAGTTGAAGGACAGTAACAACATGTCCAAATATAGGGAAGATTTGAACACATTTGTGCATAGTGATGGTTTGAAGTTTAAAGAAGAAATGATAGGTCTTGCGTATCATTTGCCTTTATTCCGTGAATATGACCTTCAACTAGATTATATCAGAAGTTGTGTAGATGTTAATCAACAGTTTAAAAAATTAGATAGTGAGAACAAACCTCGTACTATGAGGCTTACTGTTGAAATGGAACCAATTAAAAAGTTATTGAAGAAAAGAAAGCGTGTTGAAGTATTGCAGTATTGGTTCAAGGATGTTGACTTAAATGCCGCATGTCTAATCACACTTGACATTAAAAATCCATTAGAACATATTTGGGATAACATTTTTGACAACGAAAAAACGCTCAAAATTGAGGGTACATTTATCCGTCGCAATACTGACGATTTTGAATACTTTCGTATTACCGACTGGAAATTAACCAAAATTTGACAATAAATGGGGTTGGGTATATAATACATGTATTGATTGATTAAAGGAGCATGCAAATGGAACTCGCAATTGGTACAAAAATTCGCTACACTTCTGCCGCAGGCACCCGTGATGCAGTCATCAGTGGTATCAAAGTTGGTCCCACTGCAAAGCCCGGTTTTCTGAATACTTGGTTGACCCTTGACATTCCGGTTCAACGGGGTGTGAAATTTAATACTAAAGTTAACATTCCGGCCGATAACGGTTCCATCAAAGGTTTTCGTGTCGAAATTATTTGACAATAAATCGGTTTGGTGCTATAATACTTGTATTGAGTCTGAAACACAGGAGAAACAAATGGATCAGTTGACTAACGACATTCAAGAAGTTTTCGGTTCTAAGCCCCGTTATGCAATGTATACTGGTTTCGGTAACGATGCGGTTGACGCAATCGTGCGTAGTGCTAAAGTACTCAAATTGGATTGGCCCCAAGTTTATGCTGAACTCCAATCTTTGGCTGAGCGTTTTCCTGAGGATTTCGGTGAAGCAACTGACACCGCAGTCCGTGAATGCGTTTATAACGCCCTCGGCTTTGACACCCCTTTCTATATCTAATTTAGGAATCATACATGAAACTTCATAGTGCTGTTCAGGACCAACCCATCGTTTCCAACGTTGGTGAGATCGGTGAGTTCCGTATTCGGAATTCGGCTAAGGCATTCAATATTCTATCCTCGGGTCTGTACGCAAACAAGATCCGTGCTATCATCCGTGAACTATCCTGCAACGCGGTTGACAGCCATGTTGCCGCAGGCAAAGAAAATACACCCTTCGATGTTCATTTGCCTAATGTACTCGAACCTCATTTTTCAATTCGTGACTATGGAACAGGTCTTAACCATGAGCAAGTTAAAAACATTTACACTACATACTTTGAAAGTACTAAAACAAACTCCAATGAATTTATTGGTGCTCTTGGTTTGGGCAGTAAGTCTCCCTTTAGTTACACTGATAACTTTACGGTTACCGCGATTCAAGGTAACAAGAAAGGCATCTACACAGCCTTTATC